ATGGAACAGCACCATGGTGAGACACATGCTGGAGAGTATGCAAGGAGCGAACAAGCTACAATCGTCTTTCACGTCTTTGATCGTTCAAATAACGTTTATCATGGAGTAGATTTGCTGCTTTTAGCTAATTTTCTGAATAAATTGGATAAAATGGATAATTTAGATTTTCTGGATATTCTAGATAATTAGGTTTTCAAATTGGATTATTTGGATATATTGGATAAAATGGATAATTTGTTTTGGGATTTGGTTTTCAAATTGGATTTTTGTAGAGCCAAATTGGATATTTTTGCTCTAAATTGGGTTTCAAATTGGATTTTTTGGATTGGGAAAAATCCAATTTGAAGTTTTGTCGTTGTTGGTGGTTACCACTTTTTGCGTAGGATGAGGGCTGTGATAGCCAGGATGATCAGGAAGAGTACGGTTATGTTCAGAGCCATGGGGGATTTGGTTTGGGTAGTTTTCGATTGGCAGGACTTGTCCAGCGATACCTCACTTATCGCAGTTTCATGTGTCCTTAAATTTGTCCTGCCGTTTTGAGCCTTTCTGCTTGCAGAAAGGTGAAGCCCATATATTTTCAGCTTCCCATTTGCTTGATTGATATTGTGTGCATGCTTGTCAATTTGGTCGCTTCCTTGATCGCTTGCTTGACGGATTTGGGTGTTCCTTGACAGGTTTGCTTGACAAAGCGGAATTAGTCCGTCTAGCAACTGCGATTTGTCTTGTGATTTGTCAAGCAACTTTGCGTAATTTGGTGCAAGTATGCTTGTGATTTCCATGCTGTCGATGGTCAGGGTGATGGTGGATGTGTCTGTTTGGGTGACATTTGTTGAGGACTTGGCGTGTTGGCTCTGTACGGTACTGCTAGAAGCGTGGGTGTCGATGATGGATTTGCTACTTCTGCAACTGGCGAGGGATATGGCGATAAGTAATATGACAACCCATATTAAGGTTGTCAATTCTGATTTTTTGGCTTGTGTCATGATGAATTCTTTTTGATTTGTGGGAATGCTCATCATTTTCCTGATTGTAGGAAAAAGATGAGCTGTTTGGATTAAATATCTGCGTACTCGGACTTGGCGTCGAAACATGGACATGCTTTGGCAGCAACGTCACAGTGTCCGAAGATTGCAGCTGTTGGGAATCGCTTGCGAAGGTTGATGAGCAAGGCTCTCAGAGAAGCTCGCTGAGCTGGAGTTCTTGTGTCTTTAGGCGTTTTGCCATCTGAGGCGAGACCACCGATGTAGCAAACGCCTATAGATTGAGGGTTGTGGAGCTTACCAGCATGAGCACCGACTTCACTGATCGGTCTGCCTGTGTGAATTGATCCATCGAGATAGACCACGTAGTGGTAGCCGATGGTTCGCCAGCCTCGTGCCTGGTGCCATCGGGTAATGTCCTCAACAGTGAATGATTTACCTTCACGGGTGGCGCTACAATGAACGATGATTTCAGTGATCTTTCTCATCTTTACCTCCTTTCAAGTCTGATTCAATCTCGGTAAGCTTACGCTGGATATAGACGTTGAAGCCGAAAACGGATCCAGTATAGATGAGACACTGGGCGAAGATCCAAAGGACTGAATCGTCGATTATGCCAATGGGCGGTACGATGAAGCCTGCAATGGCGAATCCTACGCCAGAGACTAACATTCCGACTGCAGACCAGGTCTGAATGTCATTTTTAGTTTCTTTTGTCATGTGTTTGTGTTTTTGTATGGTATGACAAAAGTAGTGGAAATATTAAAACTTTAAAAAGACAAATTTGGCTGTAATTTCTTTTTTTATAATATTTGCAAATATTATATCTATTAATAAAATGCTATGAAAAAAGAAAATATTCTTTATATCGGATTGGGTGTAAGTATAGTTTTTAATTTGCTATTTTGTTTAATCTATTTTTCATCTCGATCATCATTTTCTTCTTCTGATAATACTAAGGAAATCAACGATTCTCTTTCTAATCCAGAATTTAGAGAAAAAATCGCAAATCGAACTATAAAAAAATAATTTGTAGTGGATTATTTTATCCGGATTCTTATGATCCAGTAGGCAATTCATCTATTGACAGTGCATTTCAAAATCCTCTTGTAGATGTGAATTGTCTTCAAACTGCAGAAAAAATATTGGAATTGAAAAGAACTTTGGAATCAGTCGAACATGATTATAGAGAGGCTGAAAATAATTTGAAGGTTTTTGGAAGCTCCGGTGTTTTCTATGATCATAAACGATTAAGAGACGAAGCTTATTCTAAATTGCAAAATACAAAGTCTGAAATAGATAAATATGAGAATATCATAAAAAATCGTGATAATTCAAAAGATGGTAATTTCATAGGATGGGCTGTAATTCATCGTTATAGAGCAAAAACTAATAATGGTTCTGTGAATTTTGGAAATTCGCTTATATTATTAACTCCTAAAATGGATGGATGTCTGTTTACATTTGCTATGGATGAACAGGGTACGCAACTTACAGCTGATCAGAATGTGATTCGTCAACTTTTAAATCTGGATTATTAATTATCATCTTGTATATCATATTAGGCTCTTGACAATGATGTCAAGGGCCTTTTTATTTAATGGTTGTAACGGAGAAAGCGATCATCGAGCGCTTTCGCTACAACTCCTACGAATTCTTTGGCCATGTTTTCACTTAGGAAGTCGCGAAGATTCATGACGGAGGCGTAATATTTTCGGCTGAACCATGGCTTCTTTTTTCGCTTTCGCTCTCGGCCAATATCACCGTTGTTACCTCGTGGAATTTCCTTACCTGTTCCATAGTTTTGCCATAGACCATACTCTTTGAAGGCTTGGGATAGTGATATCTCTATGAAGCGTCCGTCTGCTTGGGTTCTGATTGGTTTGGGCGAACGAAGTAAGGCTCCAGTGTCAATCACACCTAGCATGGTAATCTGCTCCTGCCAGATCTTGACCATGGTCGTATTAAAAGCATTCACGAATTTTTCACGTTCTATCTGCGGGTCTTTCTCCTCTTTCATAGTCTTATAACCATTCTGATTTATTATATCTGAGGTCTGTGTATGTGTCTACTGCTATCTGAAAATAGGCACAGGCGCAGCCACTGAAGAAGTATTCGTCTATCTCCTGAAATGATATTCGGGGATCGAGATATATGCTGTGTTCCTGGAGTTTGGTGGATTCGAGGATGAGCACCGACATGAACTGTCGGAATAGCTCTCGAAGATCATCCATGCACTTTTGCCGGGTGGTCATACATTTTAGAGAATGACGCTTAGCGAGGAAAACCGTTTTGACTCGACGTGTGTGTGGCGAGTTATCGAGGTTGATGTAGCCTTGGGATGTGTCAGATACACAGACGAAGGCGGCTCGTGATTGCATGTGGTCGAGGGCTTCTTCAAAGCCATCGAGACTGCTGACACGACAAAAGACAAAGCCATTTTTGATGGCGAATTTATTTTTGTTGGTAAGCTTTTCGAAGAACGAAGAAGCGTCCCAATTAAAGTTGGCTGTATCCATATTGATTCTGCTTTACTATTGTTCTGCTTTTTATCACTTATATTGTTTGCGTAACTCTTCAGCGTCTTTGGCTTTGGCGTCGAGCTCGGTGAGCGCGCGCCAGGTATCCTTCTGCAGTATCTGATCTTCTTTTGTGATGTCTCCGCCTGTGAGCGCTCGTATCTGAGCGTTCATAGCGTTGCGAAGCTGAGTGAATGTATCCTGCTGAGCGAGAAGGTTTGAGCTCGGACTGTTGAAGGGCTTGAGGAAGTTTGGGAACATCCTTGAGAAATATATTTTCAAGGATGTGAACCAGTAGAAGATGCCGATGAGCTCGGCTTCATCGGCGTTGACTTTGTTTGAGCTGACAGGAGTTTCCTCTTTGGAGTCTTCAGCTCCATAGAGGACTTGTGCCATTTGCATGAGAAGATCATTAGATTGTGTTTGCAGATAGCCTTGATATAGGTTGTCAGCGTAGAGATATGTATCAAATTGTACTTGCTCAAAGTCTGCAGCTATTGCCTGATGGTGTCCGATGTGTGAGATGCGGACTGGAATTGTTGAGAAGGAGTCGAGGAATTTCAGTGCTGATGTGGCTGACTGTAGCTGAGCTGTAGTCAGGATGACCTGCTCTTTGGTTCGCTTTCTTTGGATAAGAAAGCGATGATTCGGGTAATGACAAAGTACGGTAAGCTTGCCCCAGTGCAAGAGGCAGTGAGCCATCACTTCTGTGATTGAGTTGCTGGATTGCAATTGGGTGTATGCGTAATGAAGCTGGTCATCCGTTAGGGATTGCCAAGATTCTGGGAGATTGATATTAAAAAAAGATGCTTCCATACTGCGAAGGTATGGAAGCATTATGGGATTGTAAAAGACAAAAGTTTTGGTATTTAATATTCACCTATTATCTTTTATAAATGAAATTTGATTTTAATTTTATTTTTATTTACATATTTACAACTCATTAATTACCTTTTCGTTTGTTTTTTCACGATCTTTTTGCATTTCTTCTCTCAACTTATTTAATTCTTCTGCCTCTTTCATTTCTTTTTTCCAAACTTCAGGCAAACAATATCTTATTATATATTCACAATCTTTTCTTTTATCAAAATAATTAGGTATCCTCATAAAGATTAAAGTTCTTTTTGAGAAACACCATACCATATATTTCATTTCTGAGTATGCGCATTCTTGATAATTTTCATCGAGTACATATGTTGGATTTCCATATTTATTTTCAAAATGATTGAAAAAGGCTGCATCGACATCATATGTAGAACCATCATCATTGAGATGAATAATAGGACCAGAACCTCCAAACCAAATATCATTTATTATACTAGAATCCCCTTCTGATGCAATACGAAAATTAATTGAACAAAGTTCAAATGATCCAATTGTTTTTTCAAAATGTTCTTTAGCACTAATGAATTCTTTCTTAGACATACCAAGATAGAATTCACCTATAACTTTATTACCTTTTCGTATAAATTCTTTATCTGCTTTTTTAAATAAAGATTTTGATATACTATCTTTTTCCAAAGAATCTTGTATTTCATATTCTCTGATTTCAGCTTTACGTTTAGCCTCATTATTGCAACTACAAATTGTTAGCAATACAATAAAAAGCAATAATATTTGTCTCATAAATTCTTTGTTAATAGTTATTAGAACTTTTCTTTTTGCTATTTCATATTATTAATTGCAAATGTACTAAAATAATTTGTAACTAAATGATTGGCCTTGTCTTTTTTTGTTATAGCCAGAATCCACCAGACTGCTTTTTATTCTCGAATTTGGGAGGTTCAAAGAGAGATGCTACCTGTGAAGCATGCCATTCTGGAAATTTGAGTGGGTTCTGACGAAGGACGTTGACAATATCGTAGTATGTTTGGGTGTTCACTGGACGGTCAAGGATACGAGCGATGATGATCATTCGGATTGTCTGGATGACCATGCGGACGTATTTGTCCGTATGGGCGAATTGCGTGAGTGCTTCGTGACGGAATGACTCGAGCTGTTCGGTGGAGAAATAGGTGGCAGCTAAGTCTGTTTCTATTTCGATCACCTGTTCACGAAGTCGAAGGTATTCCTGCCATCTGTGGGCCTTGATGCCTACCTTATCACATAGGGATAAGGTAGGGAATAGGGTAGCTGAGAAGAAGGTGGCTTGAGATGATTCGAGCCATTCTTCTGATTCGGGGAGATGGAGTAGGAGAGCTTCTATCGCGTTGTCGCGTGTCTGTTCGATTGAATCAATCAGACGGGAGACACGCTCTTTGGATGCTGGTGCTATGTTGGAAGTGGAGACTATACCAAAACCGTTGGGGGTAAGGACCAAGTCGAGTGACGGGATGGCTTGTAGGAGTGCCTGGGAAACAATCAGTTTGGATATGAGCAGCCTTTGTCGATTATCGGTTTCGGCAGCAGCTAATTTGAGCAGGGTTGTCGTTCCCGTCAGGGTATCGGTCGCCCATTGCTCAGATTGCTCCAGGAACGTGTATAGTTTCTCGAAGAGAGAAGTCTCACCTTCAACTGTGGCGAAGGTGTTCGGAATGAATTGCTGAAGGGTCTGGTCGCTATTTATTATCTTCATTTTTTTTGTTTGTTGTTACGAGTTTGGCATCCTTATTCTCATCGAGGGTGCTGAGCATGATAAACGGACAGTCGGGCTTGACACCTGTCCAGGAATTGAAACGGATTATGATTCGATGAACATTGAAGAGCAAGTCGTGATACGGCTTCTGTCGAGCTTGGGCGATGGTGTAGAGCTCTCGCTTATCAGATCCACTGTTATTGGTCTGCGTCTTACCTGGTACAGATCCCACGAGATTCGAGTGAACTCCCATGGTGAAGCAGAACATATTAATTGCTTCAGCAATATCCGACTCCCAGTCGCCACCTTCCTTACCGTCGTCAATCTTGTTGATTACCACGTCATGCTGTTCTTTACCGTCGGGGCTAACATAGAACGTGGAGAAGAGGACTTTGCCAGCGTTTTCCATGCCGGTGAGGAAGTCGATGATCTTCTGCTTTTCCTCGACGACGCGCTCCTGCTGCTTCTTGCGATCCGTGATACCCTCAGACTTGAAGATACCCTCCCAAAAGCGGTTGCCAACCTCGATATGATACTTGATTGGAGCCGAGTTGCGGAGCTTCGCTTCCTTGGCAGCTCCGATGAGATTCTTGATGTTATACCACTTACCTTTGAACAAACTGGCATAGTACGGTATTGGATAATACGTACTATCCGGAGTCGGGATCCTGGAGATGATTGCAAACTTGCGAGTCTTGCTGTGCTTATTCATGCGATCCTTCAAGTCGGACCATGGACAATGATAATCAAGGATGTCTATTTTCTCAATATCCTTGACATCAGGCATGGTCCGCCAATTCGCATAGAGAATGTATGGAATGTGACCTGAACTGTCTGCTGGAGCAAAACGGCAGTAGCAAGCCTGCTTGCGGAAGATCTGAACTATCTTTGTACCTTCTTTGTTTAGAATGATTACGGACACGCAGAAGCCGTAGTATTTGAAGTCCTGGCTAACTCCGAGGAAGTAAGTTGGGATATCGTTGGTGAGCAGGAATTCCTCTACATCAGCTTTAGTCTTGGTGCTTGCAGCATCGGTGTTATACTCCAGTCCGGCACCATAGCACATTTCAGCGTTGAACATCTGACAAGTAGAAAGCGTCTCATCCTTTTCTATGAGATCCAAGATATCGTATGGCATCTGATTGTCTACTCCCCAGGGGATATATGACATGTGGTCGTTGATGACTGCTGGCACGGTGTCCTGTGATTCCTTGAACACCTCACTGCTATTCACGGTAAAGATGCAGGAAGCTCTAAGGTCAGGGATTGTTTCGACGGATGAGAAATTGTAATATTCCATATTTTTAACAAAAAATATTGATTCGTTTGCTTTGGCTGAACGAATTGACTTAGGGAGTGACTCACATTGGCATGTGAATTATCTTTTTTGTCGATTTATCAGCTTTGATTTATTCTTATTTTGGGTAAATTTAAAGATGTTTGATGGGCGGTCAAAAGACAGGATTTGAAAGATTTTGGAGGATGTTCTTGTTTTCATGGTCGGAAATGGCTATTTTTGCATCATTGCATAACACAATTATTTTTCATTCAAATGTGTGCCCTTATCTTATGAGATATGTATTTGAATGGATTATAAGGTAGTTGATTGGAGCTATACTCTTTGGGGTGTAGCTCATTTTATATTATAACTTCACTTCCGTTTATTTGGAATATACAGACGTCGCGAAGCTGGCGGATCTGATTTGATCCGAGCATTTTCATGCGTCGTGTTCCTTTGTAGAAATCGTATCGAAGCGATATACAGTTGTGCCAAACCTGTATTTCTCCTGATTTGGTCCAGAGTGCTATATCTACTGGTTCCGGTGACTGGAGTATTCTCTTTAGTGTTGAGATATGTATGTAGGACATCTTTTTTGAGTTAGGAGTTAGAAGTGAGGAGATAGGAGTTATAAGTGATGAAATACGAGTGTTTGGGAGTTGTTTTTTGGATTTTCTGGATATTTATATTGTTGCTGTTTATGGCGATACATGCAACGGGTCACGTTTGTATTTCCATGTGAATTTGATATGGTTTTCTTCGCTATTGGAGTTAGTAATTTCGGAGGTCATATCTGTGATTAGAATCTCTTCCTGTTCGTACCCTTGCCTTGATATTATTACTTCAGGGGATATGAGTAACTCGTTGAGCCATATTGCTTCACTTGGAGTTATGAAAGTTGATTCGAATGTATTTGACTGATTGATTACTTGATCGTAAAATGTCGCTGCTCCTAAGCAGGAGGCTTCGCTTTGGTCGACTTCTGTCTTGGTCGAAGTGGCTCCTTGTAGATTTGCCCATTCCTGGACATTGAAAGCGTTGCGGAAGCGAATTGCTAGAGCTGTTGGCTGATCGGTACAATAGGCTGTGATAGAACGTGAGCCACAGTGAATCGTGCATGCCAGGAGCTTGCCATATATTCTTAATCTATTTTTGAGATCATCTTCGCATGCTTTAATGGTTGTGGAGTAGGATTTTAGAGTAGGGGAGGTAGCTGTTTCTGTTGTGTGTTTGGATTGGTATTTTTGTATTGATTTGCCATTGTTAGGGAGGACAAAATATTCTATGTATGTTTCAACCTGCTCTGAACTTGTCTGTATATAACTGAGCATGATTGCATCCTTTCTATTTATGAGGAAAGATTTTCTGTTTGTGAGGAAGTGTGAGCTGCAATATGTGCTTGCTGTCTTTGGCATTTTATTTCTGTTGTAGATAATCGTCGATTTGGTGGTTGTGTCTTGTTCTGCTGATGATGACACCTTGATTTGAAATGTCGCTATTGTCATTTTTGAGGACTTCATATAGTCTTCTATGATTGATCGAAAGTCGTAGAAATGTCCGGTGGCTGCAGAGATTGTTTGTGAGTTGGATTGAGTTGTGCTATGGTCGACGTAGACTCGTGTGTTAAAGATTGCCTGATCGTTTAAAAGTACGGTGACCTGTTCACTGAACTCGTATGTGGAGAATGTCATTTCTACTGGCAGCTGAGATGTGAACATTATTGATTGCTCGAAATGCTGAATTTTAATCATGTGCTTGTTTTTCGAGCAAATATACACCTTTGGAAGTGGATGGTAAAAGACATCATTTTTGCTTGTAACAAAAAAGCGAGCAGATTCGCTCGCTTTGTGATGATTATGTATATTTTTCTAGTTATTTTCTATGGGAGTAGCAACTCATAAGGAATTTTACCGTATTTAGACTCATACTCTTCTACGAATTCTTGTGCTTCCAACTTCTCTTCTTGCGATATCATAAAATTTGTTTCGAGCTCTGCTATTCGTGTAGCACACATATAAGCATTTTCCTCTTCTTCACCCTTTATCATATTATCAGTTATGCAAGTTTTGAAGTAGAAATTATCTCCAGGTGTCTTATATCCCAAGAAATTTACTATTGCCGTGCTGCAAAAAAGATAGCCAGAATCTTTCGCATCTTCACTTTCATGTGCGATTTTCATTAGAGCTGGCGTGGCAATTTTGCACCCTATTATGGCTTGACGATATAAAAACAGTCTACATGAGAATTCTTTAGAACTTTCATCCGGTCTTTCTTTTCCGAGTGAGTTTTCCACTCTTTCAAATACTCTTTTGAGAGCATGCGAGGTAACTTTAATATAATAAGGCTTTTCTGTTCCGCATCCTCTTAAGTAATAATAGTCCGGTGTTCCATATTCAGATTCTACAATACATGTCATGTTGTACATAGAATTCTGTTTAATACTATAATCAAGGAATATCGATAAGTCTATGTTCCAGTGATTATTATTTGGTGTTATGAATTCTTTAAATTCACTTAAAAATTTCTTGCTATAACCTTGCTTCTTCCATTTAGCAAGCTGTTTAGCAACTATTTTTTTTATCTGTTTGCGAAGCCACTCCCTATCTGAAATTAGTTCAGATAGGATTTGGCCTTCACTATATGTACTGACTATCATTTATTCGGCATTAACTTCTAATACAAAGTATGGTGTATTTGCTTCACCAACTTTTTCTATAGATGGAAAATCGTTTGGCTCTTCTTTTGCCATATCAATAAATTTGTCTTCTGCATAGAGATATGTTGTTGTACCTCTAAAGTCTCCTACAGCATATATACCTTTGCTTTCAGCAACCTTGAGATCTAGTGAATTAACAATTTCTAATTCATCTTCTGTCATCAATTTCATTTCTTCTTCATCACCCCAAGTTGATGACATGAACAGACGCACTTCTTGGCTTAATTGTTCTTCACTTAGTTTGTTTAATTTTTCTAATAATTCTTTGTATGTCATAGGTCTATTTATTTGTTATTACAAAGTTATTATATTTTTTTTATATTTCGAAATTATTTCTGTATTTTTCTAGTATTAAAATTTTTACTTTGATTTTAATTATTATTATATCCATTCTTTTATTTTCTTTATTTATCATTATTGGCTTATTGATAGCTTTTTTATACGAATTGTTATAATATTTTCTTGTTTTTAATTATATTTTTTTATCTTCGCTGATAAAATGTATTGTAGACTTTAACTTTCAAAAACAAAAAAGTATTAATTACATATTATGAAGATGAAATAAGGCATGAGTATGAAGAAAATACCTCTACTTGGAAATGAAGGTGAATCTATGATAAAGTTTTACTCTTATATCTATTTTTTTTCTTAATTTTTAAAACACCAAGGATCATAAGTGATTTTATAAACTGTACTTGTTTATAAAATCACTTACGATTCTTGTAAGTTGGATAGTTCTTATAATTATATTTTCTTCTTTGTATTCCTTCTTTAAACTTTATTTTAGTATTTGCATATATAGTGAATCCAAATTATTAACGATTTTATTTATTTCTGCTTGATCATTATACTTTTTATGAGCTTCTTTTGATAATTTTACTATCTTTTTATGTAGTCTATTTCCTAAATTATATTTTGGGATTTTAATTCTTGGTCTAATTGGAAATGATCTTGAATCTGAAGATAATGTCATGTATGATGAAACTATATTTGTATTCAATATTCCGCAAATATAATATGCTTCATCCTCAGTAATGAAATTATAATTAGAATCTTCACAAATTGATATAGCATGATTTTGGAAGACTGGCCTCTTTTTTCCGCCCCAGGAAGTGTCAATCTCCTTTACCACAGCTGCAGCCCACTTTGTATTATCTCTCATTGCTACATAATATTTTGCGTAGCTGTATGCTCCAACCCTTGCTAAAGCATAATATTCAGCTTCTGCTTTGCCTATTATTCTATCACTGTAACCTGTTTGCTCTTTTATGATTTCTTTGTTGTTTTCGTAATAATTTGCTAATTTTGGTGCTATTTTTGTTAGCCTTTTCAAATTTATAGGAATTTGAGGATTTGTTTTTTCATATGGAAATGGAACAATAAATTCGGAAATTTCTGCATGAAAAGGTGTTATATCTTTACCCTTGACCATTGGGTGAAGCATTTCAGTCTCGATTAAAACATTTCTCTGAGGTACTTTATATTTAGATTTTGGATTTTGCATATTTACCAAAGAAGTACATGTTTTTGTTGAAGGTAAATTTGATAATTTAAATACCATCAATTCTTGTGGATAAAATTCAATTCCTTCTCTTCCAATATATTCTGATGCTCCTGCAATTTTAGAATAATTTTGTAAATCATTGTATGAATTTGCGTATGTGAAAAAATTCTTGCTTTCATGGCATACGCCAGCCAGAATAATCTCCTTGGAAAAACTTTTGTTAAAGTCAATTTCCTCTATATCATCGCTCTTTACATTTCTTTTTTTGATATATTTAATGGTTTCTACACCTTTTTCATAATTTACCTTATCATGTCCTATATAAAAGGTTAAGAATTTCTGTGTAACCGGCTTGAACGGATGACCGGCTGCATTCCAATTTACCAATTTATATATGTAAAGTCTTTCGTCGTCGATATATAGATTACGAAAGCCTTCATATGATTGCTGGAAGATTAATGGCTCAGGCATAAGTAATGCCATTATTCCATTTTTATTCAGCCAGTTTTGTGCTGCTACGTTTGTTATTAACGCACATATATTTAGATTGATTCCTCCCGTGAATGCATCTCCTGAAAATAATCTTCTAGAGATACACAACGACTTTATTTTGTCTCTATATTTTGATGGTAAACTTTTCCAATCTACCCAAGGTGGGTTTCCAACTACCAGATCATATTTTCCTAAATTAGCCGTGCTCAAAAAATTAGTTATAATTCTAGCCCAAACGCCATTCCACTTTTTCTTTTCTAATTCTACTAATTGTTCAGCAAGTGCATTTAAATTTTGTTTTATTTTGTTGGTAAGATCTTCTTTATCACAAAGAGATAGAAATCTTTCATAGATACTATTACTATCTAATGTTTTAATGAAGACTTCTATATCAGTCATTGTTCTTGAAAATAATTCTACGTCCTTTATCATGCTGCATGGTACTAAAATATTGATGTCTTTTTTTATTGTTGAAATTGTATATTCAAGACAATCAATTTTGTCGCATTTAATTTTTTTAGGAACATATGATGCGTCTCCAAGATATATTGGTATTTCAATATTTTCACCATCTTCTATTAATTCTGAAATATTAATAAAATAATTTACCCTTGCAGTAAGTGCGGCAATAGGATTTAAATCTATGCCTTTTACTCTGTTTAATATTTCCTTCAATAATTCTTTCTTTTCGATGTCTTTATTTTCAGCCATAACAGTTTCTATTAATACTGTTATGAAAGTTCCGCTACCACAACACGGATCTAAAGCTCTCCATTTTTTTGGTAGTTTTTCTAAAGCCTCATCGATAACATTTTTTGCTAGCCATTTTTTTGTGTAATATTCTCCTAATGAATGTCTAACAGCTGGCGGAACCATAGTTTGATATAGCTCCTTGAAAAAATCCTGACACTTACTTGTTGATGTGATTACAGATCGATCTGCATATCTACTTAATAATTCAAATAGATCAGAAATATTGTTTGCTAATCTATTGTTCCACTGCTCAGGATTAATATACCATGAGAAGAAATCTCCTTCTAGTAAATTTGTTATTCCATATTGTATGAATATAGCACCATTTTCAAGCTCTTGCATTTGATTTCTTAATACTTCTGATTCTGCCTCTATTAAATCATAAAATTTAATTAAGCTTGTATTATATCTTGCTTGACTTATTATTTTAAATGCAATTACTTTTACAATTATTGCGTATGAAGTTTGTATACAATATAAAGCTTTATATTCATCTTCATTATTTTTCAGAAAGTCTCTATTAAATATTTCTCCTAGAGCTTTTTTCCTATTTAAGATTGCTGTTTGTTTTGAAATGTCGTCGTGAGCCAAGTTGAATAATTGTTTCCATTCATCAAATAGCATTTGTGTCTTTGGGTGAATGTTTTTTTCTATTATTTCAAATAGTACTTTGGCTATTTTAAATCCGACTCCGTCGTTTGAAGGTGTGTTGCATAATCCCTCAACGAGATTTTTTGCATTTAAAGCTATTAACTTAACTTGTAATATAGCTAGAACGATTCTATTAAATGTATTTTCGTTAAGTTTGTAAAAATCCTCTCTTTCGAATTTTGAGCCGTCATAGTTTACAAATGCTGCATATGTGCCATCCGTTATAAATCCTTGATATAATTCTTCTTTTTCTTTCGAAATTGACTCAATATATCCTTCAATTTGTTCAAACGCGCTCTTTTTTTGAACTTTATTTTTTAGTGTACTAGGTTGTTTATATTCAACGATTAAGCCAGCTATAGCAGTGTCTGCTCTACCTCTTATGACGTTTCTTTTGGTTGAATTTACTGGGGCCTCTTTAATTGGATTGTATTCAAATCCAATTTCTTTGAAATAGTTATTAAATAATGTATGAAGTTCCATATCGAAATTTGCCTCAATCGTTGCTTCGTTTGGCGCAGTTTTCGAAACTTTCAAAAGCCTTTTTACTATTTCTGAAATTTCAATTTGGTATTCGTTTGATCTGATGATTTCTTGATACCTATTTTTTCTATATTTATTAAAATCTATCTTTCTCATGTCTTTTGTTTACTTGTTGCAAATTTACAAAAAAATAAATAAATAATTTGCTTTTTTTTTTAATATTCAAACTCTATTTTTTTACCTTTGCATTTGATTTAAAAATTAGGTTTTATATAATGCGAAAGATTTTATTGTTGGCTGTGGCCATTATAGTACTTCCTTTCTTCGCTTCCTGTGTAAACGATGTGATGTATGAACTGGATGAAAAATCATCAGAAAATACAGGATCTGATTCAACCAAACTTGCTACAGATACTGTTGATCAACATGGATTGGTAGTTCATATTGATACTACCATGTACGATGGTCCGGTAATTCATTATTAATAAAATAGCCCAGCCGATTATGGCTGGGCTTAATATTTCTACCTTCTCAGGCATAAATCTTAAGTAAATGAATAATACTGCAAAGATATTATTTATTTTGTTTTGAACAAAATTTTTACTACATAATTCCTCCTGTATTGATTGGATAGATATCATGTAGAGGGAATTTTTCACAACCAATGTACAGTGTATCAAAGGCATCCGTGCCATCGGTACGGTGTTCAAGAAGATCCTCTTCTGTTTCTTCTACCTTTTCTCCTGACTTATTTTTTCGGAAACCATTTCGACCTCTTTCTACGCCAGCTGACTGGATGGCTAGAATAAGATCGTCATTGTTCTGACGATTGAAGAACGGCATCAGACGCTGTTTACCTGCAAAGCCTTGGTTGATGAGAAGGTACTTCTCATCATGCTTCATTGGTGGTCCCAGGTACACATCTTCAACATCCCAGCCATGGGATTCGAATTCATGGACGACCACGTAGTGGAAGTCTTGATCGTTGACAGCATAGTTAGAACCCAGGGCGGTGGCATCGTAATAGTATATGACCTGCTTGTTTTGGTGGTGCATGTAGTAAGCACAGAAGTCGGCTACTAGTGCAGGGATCTTACGCTCGAATTTTACATAGAACGATTTTATCACGTTGAGACGGGCACCTGATGGTTGACCGGCTACAATCCAGTTGATATTGGCGTTGTAGTCCATACCAATACATATTGGGGCCAATGGGTTTACATCCTCGTCGGCTCTTGAGTCGAGGGATGTGTTGAGCTCGGAAAAACGACAGTTGGAATTGATGCTGAAGTTTACCTCTGAAGCTTCAGCAATAATCTTATCGTATCCTAACTCATCCATATAGTTGAAGTTTGTTGCATCATACTTATGATGCTCCTGCATGGACGAATAGAATCCGTCGTGCGTGATTCCTATTCGCTTACAGAGAATTGACGTCTGAAATGTTTTTGGGGTGAGGTCTCGCTTCATCTGGCGAAGATACTCTTCACCTAGAAGCTGCAGGTTTTCTATGGTAGAGTATTCTTTGTAGAATACGGCTACCGATCTCATCTTGTTGAGTGACTGATCCAACCATTTTAGGTAGCCACGCAAATACTCCGGTATCGGCTGATGCGTCTCTTTCAAATGAGCGATACGGTCACGAGTCTGCCATATCTTATATATTGTTCCCTCCATCGTTTCGATCAATTCAGGATCCATCTTTTCACGATAATGCAGGAACCAGCTGCCTTTCTGCGTCTGAGGCATATCTGAGAGAACCATCATGGAATGGTTGAATGAATGATGGCCAAAGAACGAGCGAATACCACCGTTGGCAGGAAGCGTCTCATCCTTCAGTTTGTTGTAGTCGATGAACTTCGCTTCATCGATCAACAACCACGAAAGCGTCAGTGAGTTAGAAGAACCAGGTCTGTCCTGCGAGATGATAATGGCGACTGAACCGTTATAGAACGTGATGACGTGCTCGTAATCAGCAGGCTCGGTGATTGGCTTAGCAAACGACTTCGGAGGTTTGCGGCCAACTACATAATGAATGTCCTTGATATATCCCCATCTCTTCCATGCGGCCAACAGACCTGGAAGCGTATTGGTCAAACCATGCTTAAAGGTCGGCACAACTATGCCGCCTGTAGATCCTGGCATTCGCTGCATGTTACGAAGTACAAAAGGCGAAGCAATGGAGTCGGTTTTACCCGTACGACGACCAGCCACGATGATGGAAGTCTTGGCCCCAATGTACTGAGTCAAGAGCTGTGGCTTATTGAAGTACACGCGCTTAGCGTGTTGCTTGGCTTCAAGATCCCATAAAGAAGTATCAACCTGTGACTTATTATCTTTTTGCATACTATTTTTTTTGGAACTGTTCGTGTAGTACACGTGTACTACACGAAAAAACACGATGATGACACGAACTTGTTAGCTTGTGTCATCATCTGATTTCGTACTGAACAGCGTATCCAGCTGTTCGTCTGCTTCCTCATATTCGATGTTCTGCGTATCGGGATGCGTATCGCTGAGCTCGGCTGTTAGCTTGCGAATACGATCGTCGATATTTGGAACCGGTTTGATACCAACGACACGAGGATCCGTGGTCGGGAAGAACGGCTGAACTACGATCATGTGATAAGGTACAGACTGCTCATCCTCGACGTCTATACGGTTGTACTTAGCATACGATGTAGCCGCTTTTTCCATGGACTTCGTATCCTTTCTACTCTTCGCCATCTGGTACGTTTCGAGGATCATTTCGTTATAACGCCAGCGATGAAAATCGCGCGTGTTCTCTGCTAAGTTTGGTAAAATAGTTTTCACTATTTTAAGGTCAGCGTAAGCTGTTACATTGCTGAGCTTATACCTCGATCTGAACTCATCGACAAACTGACGATCACGCTTTTCGGGATTCGCAATAGACCATGTTACCATATCCCGAAGTCGAAGTATATGGTCGACTTGAGATATTGCATACTTAGCCTCCAGGTCGGCCTTATCCGTGTAAAGGTCTTCCTTGACAACGTCTATGATGTTGGGTAATGGCATTATTCGTCGTCCTCCATATCCAGCAAACTGTTACGGGTGTTCTCGAGCGCAAGAGGACTTCCTACAGATGCTAACAGCATTTCCTGATGAAGGAGCTTTACCTTGCTTGCAGCCTTTCCTCTGTAGTAATGCTTGGATACTTCGCTAGTTCGGTCAGCGATATCCTCACGCAGTTTCTCGACAGGGATGTCAAGTATGACAGCCATGTCGGAAATCTTCAAATAGATTGAAGCGTACGATTCAATTTGGTTGAGCATGTCCTCCGTATATTCACAGTTCATTGTTGTATTGCTTGTTTAAATAAATCGTTTAATGGCACTGAATGATTGGTGATTAAGTCTGTAACTTCACTTTTTAGTTTAACAAAGATTTCTTTGCTGGTAGAGATGAAAGCCGACTCATGTCGGTTACCTCTCGTCAGGTTTTGAGAGGTTATGACAGACACTACTTCGCCGCTGTCTGCTTCCACGAGAAGGATCTTCGAGTGGTTGTCTGCCAGATACGTTCGCTCAATCACCTGTGTGATGAACGACCAAAGTTTAAGCGTTTTATTTGTTGCTTTATGGTCAAGTACCAGGTTAAACTCAGAGACTTGGCCAGACTTCTCGATAAAGAAAAGTCGTCGAAGGAACTCCTCTGAAATAGAGAAAGAAGTTTGCCAAACTTTCGCATGGCCGACCTGTTGGAGAATCCACTCGAGCACGTCAGCGACCTGCAAGGCATTCGTCAGATATGCCTGCTGGGATGCTTCGCAGAGTGGTTTAAGATAATCAGAAACAGTTTGCCCTTTTCGCATTTTTGTATTGTTTTTAGAGATGAGAACTTAGCGAAGAGCGTCAAGCTATGGTGCTTTTGCTTTGGTGTCTTTACCCTTTTAATAGCTCATGAATTGCGAAAAGTTTTCGCAAAACATGAACTACACTCTATATATTTGAAATGGCTATTTAGAAGCAGATGACTTGCGTGTTGATCTCTTCTTTGGATTATCTTCTTTATCTTCAGTTGGATCAGATTCTGCAGGATCTTCTTCTGCTTTCTCTGAACCTTCATGCTTAGAATCTGCTGTTGTAGCTGTTGATGTCTTTGGAGTAGGTTCGATCACGAAGTGGTCGTATTTATCCCAATTTTCGTGGAGCTTTTTATCGAGTGAAATCAGTTCCTTCAGGAATGGGTATCGCTCAGAATCTGGGCATGTAGAGTTCTCAACAGACAGCATGCGGAGTTTTACATGAAGGTCACGCATACGATGTGTGATATCGAGGTTCTCTTTGTAGAGCGATTGGATATCTTCAGGGAGACTATCGTGATCAGCACGTTTACCAGCCTTAAACTCTTCAGCTGGGTTATTCTCTTTGAATTCTGTATGCTCTTTGATTATCTCATCAACCTTAGACTGCATTTCCTTAACCTCCTGATGAGTAAGTTCTGCAAGTCTGAACTTGAGATATGTCTGTAGTTTACCCTCAATAAATTCAGCTTTACCGCGTGGGTTTACAGATATATTGGCATACATAATTTTATTATTAGACAGCTGAAGAAGCATAAGCGCACCCTCATCATAGTCTCGATCTGCCTTCGGAGTGTCAAACCACTTCTGGAGGCGTTCGGTAAATTCTTGATTCATATTATAACTTGTTATTGATTCCAGCAAAAAAGAAGATATTCTTCCCATATGGTTCCAAAGCTTTTTTCATTGCCAGGAGTGTCTGCCCCGTCGTTACAATATCATCAAAACAGATGATATTTTGTTCCTTTGGTACCACATGCACATCGAAGATAGCATTTACTCGCTGTCGAGAGCGACAAGAACAGCATCCCTCATAACAAGGTATGTTGACATTTCTGGAAAGATTGTACATTGTACGAGTTGCAAAGTTTCGCTCTTTATGACGCCGAGGTGGAGTCGTAATCATACACCAGTCACCCTTCTTTAGTTGTGGTCCCAGGACATCCGTCAGCAATGGGGCAAGATTATCAGCGAAGTAATCGACCATAGTGTCATCCGACTTAATGTCCGTCAACGTACGACCATACAGCGTCTTTTGCCATAGTGTAAGGAAAAAGATACCAGATCGTCTTGTGATACGGATCTTACGTGAAAAGTCGCATCTCGCTTCCACAGATTTATCCCAACCTTTTCGTTTCTTTTCTGCGAAAAGGTCGACTGGATCCTGCTGTTCTTTGATCTTGATATTCTTCAGATCCTGAAGAGCACAAGATATATCGGGCACCTCGATATCCTCGAGGTACTCCGACATATCTATAGGGCTGTTATTCATGGATTAGAATTCCTTATCATCGTCACTTGGCTTTGGTTTATTGCTTCCTGAAGAGCTGCTAGAAGATCCAGAACCACTGCTTGGTGTATTGTCAGTGCCCTTGATTGTACCATCTTCAGTGATGATATCGCCCTTATAAAAAGGTGCAGCACATTCATCTGTCGCTTCAACATTAATTGTTGTGGATGTTGTTCCAGTGGCACCCTGACCTAAATCCTGAGCCACCGTTGTTTTGGTGATCCACTTATCGCAGCCTACAACACGAATGTTACCTTTCATATCCTCTACCAAGAATACATTGTCACCGTTGTTGAGATAAGCTGAAGCTGCAGTAGCTTCAGAACCCACAGACGGATGGAGTAAGGTCAACTTGTTGAGCTGAGTCTGAGAAGGAGCTTCGCCCTGAGATTCAGAGGTGAGTTGAGATTTGTCCACGAGGACATCGATATATTTAAAAGTAGCGTCTGACTTCAGTGTAAATGAACCCTGGTAGACACAGGAAGTTACACGTCCATTGTCATCATGCGGCAAAGTTGGCCACTTTACAATTTCGCTTTTTGAAATATAATAAGCTCTTCGCTTGATACCAGGAAGCTCCGGTGTGCCCTGGCACCAGGCGAGAGATTTCTGTAAGACTAGACAATTATTCATACGAAATGATTTATAAAGTTAAAGTATAAGGGAGCCGAGCCTCACGGCTCAGCTAGCCCTATCGTTTACAATGATTAAGAAAGATGTGATCTTAAGCTTTTTCGGAATAAAGTTCGATGGCCTTGAATCGACGTTTGTCAATAGACTCGAACTGAACACCGAAGAACATGGTGGCGATGTATGAAAGTACGAAAGGCTCAAACTCCTTGATGTCGATACTTTCCATGTCGCTCATGTTGTCATAACCATATAACATATTAAATTTAGGAGAGACATGTAAGAACTTGGATCCCTCTTTGCTAGCTAATGGGCACAGAATCAGTTTGCCGCTTGACCCTTCAACACTTACCTGATTATACTGGTTGTTATAGTTTATGCCCGCATGCGTCAGCAAGTAACCCTCGTTGTACTTATCAGCGAAGTCCTGTGTACAATAGAGATAGTTTGTCTCTTTACGAAGGTGAGGATCCAAATGAAAGAGGATATCTTTTGCAATATCTACAGCATTAGCCGAAGTAACAGCCTCAGTCAGTTTATCATAGTTGCCTTCCTCTTTAGAGATGGCACCTGATTTGATTTCATTATCAGTAATGGTGTCGAAACCATCAAACAAGTCCTTTGTGGTATCGCCATCCGCATTACGTTTAGCTGACCAAATTGCGTCGTTGAGATTCTCAGAGAGACCCTTGGCAATTAAAGCCAGTACGTTCTTGGCTGATAGAGTCAACTTCTGACCATCGCCCTTGGTCGCAGCGACAGCACCTAACAATGTGGTGATTGCTGAGTTTGGCTCAAAATCAGCTACCACATTACCGAAGTACGTCTCCAGCGTACGGAATTTGAGCGTCAAGTCGACATCAGATTTACGCTTCGGTTTGTATGGGGCAAACTGAGCAGAGCCACTCATGAAGCCCACGTTTTCCTTATATCTGATACCAGGACGACCAGACATAAACTGGAGCGTCTCATCGGCACCAATGATCGGGAGCATCAGGAGTTCCTTACGCCATTTTACGGCTGCGGTCTGATAGTCCTCGAGTGTAAATTTTAATTTTCCTGCCATAGTGTTTTTGTGTTTGTGTTATTGATCAATATTTGAAGATTATGGGAGCAAGTCGTATAATTCGTGAGCATTCTGAGAAGTCTTCACGAATTCATCCATTGGAGATTGTTCAGGATTTGATTTTGGAGTTGTTACCACGTCGTGAGTCTCATCAGCAGGTTTACCTTTGAGCTCTTTGACTTCATTCTCCAGTTTTTTATTCATTGTAGTGAGATCCTGGATTTCTTTATGTCTTGCTTCCACGGCAGCTTCGATGGAATCCATCTGACTGTCAGAGAGTGTGATTTTGCCATCTTGTGACTCAAGATCTTTGCAGTCGAGGATGGTACAGATACGATTAAATACCTTCTTCATTATATTTTGTTTTGGTGTTGGTGTTTCTTGTGGTTGGGCTTGAGGATGAAAGAACGATGCCATCATCTTCATAAACTTAGTCATGTTCATGGAGTCGCTACCAGTGTTATGCTCATCTGGATTTGGAAGAGTAGGGATAGGTATTCCTGCAGACGCCAGGGCGTTAACCATGTTATCGGTCAGAACAGGAGTTTCGTCGCCTTCATAATCGGTGAGCTCATCCACAAAACCCCATTCCTTGGCTTCGTTGGCGGTAAGCCAGCCACCTTTCTTCATGAGGTCGAGCAGATCCTTTGCATTCTTCTTACATTTGGTCGCATACATTTCAGCGATGTTCGCATCCAGTTTATCCAGGTCAGCCTTCTGTTTTTCCACATTATTGATGAGTGACTGAAGGTCGTCCGCATTCATGGATCCCCATTGGAAAAAGCCGGTAGAGCATTTGTGGACCAGATACATGGCAGATTTATCCATGGTGATTTTCTTGGCACCGAGCGAAGCAATGGTAGCGGCACTCGCATTCATGCCGACAAAATGCGCATGAACGTTGCCATGGCGCTTAAAAGCAGACGAAATGGAGAGGGCGGTACTGACTTGACCTCCAAATGAGTCGATGAGTACATTTACCTCATCTTCTTTATTTTTATTGAGAATATAGTCTACATAATCAGAGTCGAAGTCGTAACCTCCAACAAACCCTTTAAGATGTAACTGATATGATGTTTTTGCCATAGTGTATTGTTAATATACTGCTTAAGTATTCCTAACTTATTGATTATAAGGCAAAGATACCATTTTGTAATAGATGCAGAAAAGACGGCAATAAACGAAAAAAGAGCACGTTCCTCACGGAAAATGCTCTGTTATCCTAATTACGTTGACTTAAGGTAAAAATTAGACATTATCAAATAAACCTAATAACCATGATTAGATATTTATTACTGAACCTCTATTGTAATAAAATCATATTTGTTGTGATAAATTTAAATATTACTATCATTCAATAGTGAATAAAGCTTTTCTATTTGTATATGTAATCTCATATTTGATAACAGCAGGAGTACCATCTGTTGATCCTGTTGACATTGTTGCTTTTATAGTTGGATATGGCTGCTCCTTTGCACCTATTATATATGTGTTGCCTGACACTGTTGATAGAATGAATGCCAGACTGTTTTCTGTGGGGATGCTTTCAACAGCTGAAAATGATAGTGTAGCCTTTTCAACCTGATAGTTGTTGTCATCTTTGCTCGATACTTCACATGTGGCTATACCATCAAGGCTGATCATTGTTGGCTGAGCATCCAAACTTGATGGGATGCCTGCAAGAGCTTTCAGAGCTAGATCGTCGGGAAGAAGACTACAGTCAACATATCCAACTGACTTTATACCAGGAAGTGATTGCTTCATTTTATTCAACTATTTCAGCTTTATCAGCCTTTTCAACCTTTACAGATGATTCAGCCGATTCCGCTAATTTCTATTTTTGGGAAAGTCTCCGATTTAGTCGGAACATTTTTTTCTTTTTTTTGCCTGGTTTGTGAGATATATTTTTCGTTGTCGCTGATAGATCTTAGCAATCGTATCCCAGGACGTACCATCTTCCTCAATACCATGCTGCTCCATGAACAGGTAAATGAGTTCCTTTTTCTCACGGCCGATATGCCCGAAGTCGCTGAGGAAATTCCAGAGCTGCAAGTCAAAGCCGCTTTTGATAATTGCGACCATTGCCTTTTTACCCCGTTCTGTAATTTGGTTATATTTACGAGCATCATGTATTTTAGAATCAGGAATACACACTGCAACTTCTCCTTCCTGCTGGCGTTCAGGAACTGCACCTGGCGCTAAAGGTACGGTAGCCCTCTGCAGGAGTAGGGATTCACAACTGCCACGTAGGAGATGTACAGGTTCTTTGCCACCATGGTGATGGATGAACCATTGACGTAAATACGTTGGCATTTTCAAATATATGCAGTACTCGGACATTATCTGGAGTTTTATTGTTCGCATTGCAAAATTACTGAAAATGGGGGAGGAGGAGTAATAAAGTTTTGGACATTTTCGATAAAAATGGAGCTCAATTCTTTTCTGTTTACCCCTTTGTTATTTGTACTTTTGTACTTTCTGTAATTGTATCCCGCAAGCCCTTTGTTTATGGGGACTTTAGGGTACAATATCATTTGTAATCCACTTTTTTGTGATTTGTAATTTGGATATGTTGGTCTGCTGTCCTCCTTTTATTATACTATGAATTACAAATCTTTTATGAAAGATTACAAACGATAAATAAGTTATTTGTAATATTCGGGTTTTGGCTAAAAGCCTTTATAATAATGTTTTATACCTATTTTCTTCTATCAAATACAGATTTACAAATAAAAAGTAGTAAAAAGGGCAACAGCCTCCGACGAAAATAGGAGGGTGCAAAAAAAAGGTCCGGCTCTCACGAGTCAGACCTTATGGCAAATAATTCAAATACTTAAAGATAATGATTATCCTATTCTTGATTAAAAAGGTTTATCGTCGAAGAAACTTCGATCGTTCACCTTTTTCGTATGCTCCTTGACGGTTCGGAGATATATAAACTCAACCGTCTTGGCTACACCACATTCATCAACGATATTTTTCACATTACGACCTTGGGAGTTGCGATATTCAGGAGCAGGATTGAGTTCGTATATCCATGGGCACCATTTTACGAAAGCATAGAGACGTCGGGTAAATGTCTTCATTGATTCGAGAGATCCTGTGCTTTCTTTATAAGCTGTCCATGCGTCGGTACGAATAATCTGCGTATTGACGTGAGGTCCTTCATCCATGAAGTAGAGTGAAGCCCAGTCCTTAAACTGTGGTCCCATTTCCTGCAGGAGTTTACGAGTCATGATGTTGCCCATTGGTGGCATGATCTTGACGTTCGGGAATTCCTTGAACATCCTCAGATAGAACTGCTCGCACTGCATGACGAAGTTGTAGAATGCGTTCCAGTTCTGCTCAGAATAAGAGCTGGTGAACAGATCCATCTGGAAGTCGTCTCGAACAGAGCGTGATTCTAAGTAGCCATTGGTATCCGTGCGCTCATGATAGTAGTCGGAGAAGATCATCGGCAACAGTCGGGCTGTGGTTGATGGATCGAAGTCGCCAGGGACATAGTTCGTTGTCATTGCCAGCTTAGGACTTTGGTCGAACTTGATCGTAAAGATACGGTTGTTCTTCGGGTTAACTGTCAAGTCGCCTGTGATAATATCATAGAAGCGACTCGCCTGGAGTGATTTACTCAAGTCGTCGATCTGCAGTATCTGGGTGTATTGATCTACCGAGTCAAACACATGTGGATTATCGAACTGCTTTGGGTCGCGTCCAGATAACTTGATCGTCTTGCGAAGCTGAGAAATTGCAAACACGAAGAATGATTTACCTGAACGACCATTGCACTTATCGTCCTCATCTACCTTATTATCCATGGCATACAGTGCCCAAGCTCTTGATGGACTTTTGTACTGATGCAGGATGTAGCCTACAGCGAAGATCTTATTGATTAGCGTCTGCTTCTGCTCTTGGATTTCTTCAGGTGCGAGTCCGTCGCCATCTATACAGAACTGATGTGTAGACGCATATTCCTTACGCTCATCTATATTGGCAAAACCATCTTCCATCTCTTTACGCCAATAGAGGCGGGAAGAGTTGATAAGGAAACCAAAGAACTGACAGACATACGGATTTTTAATCTGTATGTCAAAATTTGGTTGTCCTTGATCGTTGGTCGTGATCGTAATTTCAAACATCTGATCCAGTTTGCGATAGCTGAACTTGAGCACGTTTTCCTTCCATACATACGATTCCGTATTGATCTGATTGATCGGCACGAAATGGATTTCATCTGCTGATACTGTTGCCGTACCGTTCGGGAAGTAAAAACGCTGTGTTTTACTATCTGCTGAGTCGAATGAGATATCTACCTGCTCCATGCTTTTTAGTTTAGCTGGCTCCAGCTTAGGCGTGTCGAGAATTGCTTCTCGCACGCCATGACGCTGGGTGACACCATGTTCGTTGCCAGTATCATTATTTGCCCATCGAACCACAAAGTTGCGGATCTCCTGGGGTTGGATACTCTCCACGATATTATTCTTGATATGGATAAATCGTGGGTCGTCCGCATTCTCGTCTTTAAGGATATAATATCCATTGAGACGCAGAAAGTGGAAAAGGTATTCCGATGATATATAGTGTGTGATGTTGCCTTTTGTATCTACTTTGTCAATCCAAAATTGCGCAGGCTTTCCACCTTTAATAAGGTCTTTGAAAGCAGACAATTTGGGCTTGACCGAGCACCAGTCGCGAAAATCCTTCATTGGCTTTCCTCGATTGTCTCTTCTTAATGATAACCAGTCGGGTAACCAAATCGTGTAAATCTCTGGATACTGCAGAGCAAGTTTGGTTCCCATGGTTATACCGGTGGAGTCTATATCTGGTATATTATATAATGTCTCGATCATTTGATGGAGCTCTCGATATTGGTATTCATCAAGATCAGCCGTTTCACTGTTTTTCCAAAGTGGCATATATCCACGAGCTCGAACACAAGCAGCGTCTCGCTCACCACTGCAGAGAATCGCTTCCGGCATTTTATAATGATTCTCGTCGAACGGATGATTTTCATCATGAGTAAGATCCCAGTCTTCGCGTGCTTTATCACGCATACGGTAGAACTCCTGATAAAGTTCAGTAAGCCCATTGAGGTAATCCTGTGGCTTTTTTCCTGATGGGAAATATGAAAAACGATATTTCTTCTCAACGTTATAAACCTCATACTTTTTATAGAAGACCTCTTCCTGGTCACCTTTCTTAACCAGACATTCACGAACAAAAATTGGGTAGGTAGGAGTAGTATGCTTCTCCGTGATCATACGATTTTTGACGGTACCAATCCATATTGCCACATACCAGTGCATAGATTTGAGAACGTCAGCGGTGACTAGTGGACCAAAGATTTTGAGTTGAGCATCCGTGAAGTCCTGTGATAACTCGAAATACGTTTGTCCTTCCTCTTCTTCCTGTTTCGCCTGTCGCTTAACAAAATCAGGTTTGTTCACGTCTCTATTGAGTGTGTCTGCAATATTATACTCTTTGCAGATTCTGTCGCAAACCTCCTTCCAATTAGTATCGGCATTCATTTTGTGGTATTCAGCATAGGCTTGAATACAGTCGAGTGCTTTGCCTGCTGCACCAAAGTCTTTAAGATACCATTGATCATCTCCACCTTGAGGTGTAAATTTAACGATGTGTGCAGACGGAGTTGCTTCGTCTCTTACCTTGAACTTGGCTTTCTTGTTGTTCAAACAAGCAGCTGATTCCGGATAGAGGTCTAGGAATATGTCCAATCCCTGTCTTGTAGCATCAAGTATTTTTTGCTTTAAAGTCATGATTGCACTTTATATTATTGCGGTACTGAATATATATTTTTAATCTTGTACAGAATTTACCGTTGATACAATTTCTTACTTCTGAACAAGCAATACATTTAGTGTCCATTATTTTAAAAATGCACATCCAACTGGCTTCACAGCTTGTTGGATGTGACTATCACCATATTTTGAGTTTGAGATTTATGCTTCTCTTATTTTATTAACCACCTCGCTTTTGAGGAGGTAAATACGATGTCCTTGCTTATGAGCAGGAAGAACACCTCTTTTAATCTTTTTGAAGATGGCCCATTTTGAGACGAAAAGAATTTGAGCAGTTTCGTCTACACTTAGGATTTCATCATCTATGTCTGCTAATCTTTGAACAATGTTTAATCGGTTATTAGGATTAGGATCCGACATTACCTTTCTAATTACGTTAGTAACTTTCATACCTTTAGTTATAGAATTAATTGTTAGTTTGGATAGAATTTCTAGAAACACATTTTATACATAAAATGATTGGTCGCTCTTTCGACTTGTGGACATGTAAATACGTGTTGTAATCGAATGCTTCTCCTGAATTAAATTGATAGGCTTGCACAGCAACAGAATCCTGTTCCATCACGGAATTGCATTGTCGGGTGTAAGTGTTACCTGGAACCATGCTTCTTAGCCAAGAACGCACGGTGACTGCTTTTTTACCTTTTTTCTGATTCATGTTGAAAAATTGTTTTTGTTATTTATTTCCTAGCCATTTGTTTTGGCCGTTAGAGAGTTCTATTTTTGTACTATAGATATGGTGTGCATTGTTAATTTTATGCACCTGTAAATCAGAAAATTCTCTTCGAATCGCAAAGGTAATAATTCTGTAATAACTAAAAAAGTAACTAACTAATTAATAAAAGTTAAATAGATATTCTATTAATGCTATATATTGCTGATTTCTAGATATTTATATGATGTCAAAAATGGGTTAGAATCCCCAATATTTTGCTTCTTTTGTTTGGCTATTTCAATTTATTTAGTTATCTTTGTATAGTAATTGAGTTTGAGATTGATCTTTGTTTTTGCTTTTCATGTCCATGAAAAGTATTTTCCAATTTGATATCTCTGTCGTTCTTTGAATCATTGATGCTTGAGCACTCTGCATCAGTCTGCCTCTGGCTGCTTCATTGCAGCTGCAGATAATTTTTGAGTGCTTTTGTCGAATCTTGAATTTGTTCTACCAAATTGGTGAATGTTCTGCCATTATAAAGGATGTTCTACCATTTATGGTAAGTTCTACCTTATAATATATGGTGGATTTGGGGATAAGATGAGTATTCGAATGGATATATTTCGTTAAGGTTCATTATTTTATATGTTCTACCACAGAAAAAAGCGGTAGAACAATTGAAAAATGAATAGGGATCGAAATGATGTATTTGTTTGAATATCAAGATATTGCGGGAAAGGGACATTTTTTATGTTCTAATCCCAGCGAAGTCACAGATTAAAGAGAAAAACAAGTTTTGTTTTTCTCTTTTTTTTGTTCGCCCAGCATGGGCATATTCTAACGGGCGCAAGTTTCTAGCCGCCCTAATAACGGGAAGGTCTTATGGGGAACTAATTCCCATGCTCCTGCCTAATTATCTATATTTTAAAGTTAAATGATGTTAATCTTAAAAAATACTTATTTGAATATTTGGATGTTTAAAAGAATTTTGTATCTTTGCAAATGAAGTTAATCTTATAGTTGAATTTTATTTTTTACTGGAGTATGAAAAAATTATTTTTAATTGCAATGGTAGGATTGTCACTAGCATTAATAATTGTTGAAATCAATTTTGTCATTAGTGATTTTTTGATAGATAATCTTGATAATTCAATTGGGAATATTTTTGGAATGATAATTGGATTTTGTGGCTTATTTGCATCTTATAAAGATGCAACATGGAAGGCTCGTAATTGGGAAGATGATTAA